AGAATCCTCTGAAAGCTCGTTTTCTACTTCGGTACGGAGTTCTTCCTCTTCAGTAACTTCTTCTTCGGAAACTACTTCTTGATCGTCAGAAACTTCGACTTCTTCCTCTTCCTTCTTCATAGTAGGCATTGCTTCCGCAGGTTTAGCACCTTTGTTAACAATATCTCTTACTTGCTTCAGAGTAGCGCCGGGAGTCTTCAGTTTTGCTGAATCATCGTCGGACTTGTAGTTTTCTGGGGTAGGACCACCAAGATCTTCAACCGAAGCTTGACCAGGAGTTGCAACAGGAGTTGCACTCTTTTCTGCACCCATAGGGGCAGAGGCGTTAGCATTAACGGCTGTCTTGGATTGAGCAGTGCCTACTTCCATTTCTTGTAAATTTTTGCCACTGGACATTTGAACTCTCCGTAACCTTAAGTATTAAAACTATATTTATTTATAATTTAAAGATTTGATAGAAAATCACCCCATAATTGGAGTTTGTGCTCCTCAAGGGCTTTCTGATCAACAAGAGTATTTATTCTCTTTCTGGTATCGTTGCAGAATCTCTCACGAAGAATTCCACCTTCCCATACCCATTCTTTTCCTTCCATGATTCCGTCAACAAAAGCATCAGGAGCAGAAGGGTCGGCAACAATGTCAGCAGCAGTTGCAAGCATGAAATCTTCACCAACAACATTGATGCCTTCGTTGTTCATTTTTAATGAACCAACACCACGAGATGAAACTCCGAGTTTTACACCTTCATCAAGAAGAGATTGTGCAATCTTTCCCATTGGGGTGCTGAGAAGTTGCGCTTTACCGTAAATGTTTGAACCTCTTTGCTCAAGTTGAACAATTTTGTGAGATACACGATCAAGGTTGATTGTTGGACCATCGGGGTGACCGAGTTCTCCAAGTGCTCTACCTTTATTAGTATATGCTTCGTTGTATCTACCAACTTCTTTTGCAAGAGTTGCAATGGGATACATTCTGCCGTTACGGTTTTTGATGTCACCTTGAAGGAAAGTTCCCTCAATGTACATCTTTTTTGCAGAACCCTTACCTTCGGTAATGACTTCTACATTTTCAACTTCTTCTCTGATGAGTTTCATTTGTTTTTCCTTTAGTTAAGATTATCGTCCAGATGAGGCATCAACCTGTGTGCCTTTAACAGTGGATGCACCTCTCAAACCTTGACCAATTTCCAAATGAATAACAACTCCACTACTTGCTGGAACACTAATTGATCCAACATCAGCATCATCGTCCGTATTACGAACAGTCACATCAGCAGCAGAAGTGGCGGTATTGCTGACCCACACAGCAGTTGATGTTTTAAATTTAGTCGTTCCTGCTGCAAGTGCAGTGGCAGTACCTAGTACTTTCATTGATCTTGGTCTCCAGTTTGAGTTTCTTCTTCGTCCTCTTCGGACTCTACTTCAACTTCATCAACAACTTCGTCAGTTTCA